CGAGAACTTGGCATAGCCGTGCAGGGCGATGGCACTGACGCTATCCGGTCCTATGGCCTCGTCGTCGGGGAAGTTGTACCCGACAACGAGAGGGATTCCCGCGCGGTCGCTACGCCACGAGTCCTGCCATACGTGGACGTTCTTCACCTCGCGGGTGTCGTTGATCGGCTCCTGCTGGAACGAGTGGTAGCCGAACTTGGCGCCGCCGCGCCCCGGCCTGTCCGGGAGGAGCTTCAGGACGTCGATCTTGTCGTACATCTAGGCCCGCTCCTGAGCCATCAACTTCCTCTCGCTCGTCTGCTTCTGCTGGTCAGAGAGCCCGACGACCGTGCTCTTGCTACTGCGGTACTTGTCCAGCAGCACCATGATCGTGCTCTCGGCGCGCTTCTGAATGATCTCCCACCCGGCGAGGCCGTAGATACGCCGTACCTCAGCCTCAGCAAGCTCGATCAGAAGGTTGTCGAATACATTGGGCGTCGGGAAATACTTGTCAGCCCCAACCGTCAACTCCGTGCTGGAGGCGTCGGCGTGGAAATGGAACTGGAAACTCAGCGCCTCCGAGGGGTTAGCCGCCGACCACGGGCGCAGGGACGCGAAGTACGCAAGCGCGGGGGGCGCCGTCAACGACGTGTCCATGATGAGAGACCAGCACGAAAAGAGACCGGGGACGGCGGGCATCTCCGAAAGCTGCTGGTCCAGCGCATCCTCGGCCGGGACGTAGGGGAGGATGGACAGGATCGAACTCTCGGGATCGGTCCCGAGGTTATACGGCCCGCCGAGGTACATCGGCTTGCCGGGATCGAGCGTAGCCGGCAACTGAAACGACGTGCCGCCGCTAGCCAGCGTCATTTCCTGCCTACGCATCTCCCAGACGAAGTGGCCCTTTTGGCAGATCCAGCGGTACGCCTCGTTCAGCTTCTTCATCCAAAAGGTCGTCGAGAGGCCGATCGGCACGCGCGTCTGGCACTCAGCCGTCATGGCGGTAGTCGAGAGGAGGTTGCTCATCAGCTACCCCACGGGAGGATTTCCGGCATGGGGCGCTTCCAGTAGCGGCCCTTTTTGATGCCGAGGATTACGTCTTCCGAAACGCCATATTCGCGCTGTAGCGTCACCTGCTTCTCCCCAGCCGCCTGCCGACGGCGGATTTCGCAAACCTGCTCCCATGTCAGCTTTTTGCGACCCCACCTGCGACGGCCCTTGCGATCCATGTCCATCATGTTGTCGCGCTGCGTCCCCAAAAACAGATGTGTCGGTTCTATGCAGCGGGGTACGTCGCACCGATGGAGCACGAACATCCCTTTCGGGATGGGGCCGTACGTCAACTCCCACATCACACGGTGGGCCGGGTATGTCCCGCGTCCGGTCGTCCGCTTTAGCACCTTGTTGCTGAACACCCCGTACCCGGAGTGTGTGGTAGCCCTCTGCCAGAGCAAACAGCCGCGAGACTCGTCTCGTTTGCACGCTTCCACTAGAGCGGAGATGTCGTATCTCATCGCCATCCATGGTAGCGTGATAGCCCTCGCGGCGCTAGTCATCTCATTGCCCGAACGGCAAGATCGAAAGTCCGCGCCACGAAATCGAGGAGTCGGACGTCGTGGAGCCGGCGAAGGTGTCGCTGCTCGTGTCGGTCGGGCCAGCGATCACCTGTCTCTTCAGCGTGAGCCTCTTGCGCGCCGCGATGGCCGCGGGCACCTCCCATCCGGAGATCCCGTGCGTCCGCTTCACCTCAGACTCCGCTACGAGTTCGAGGATGTCCTGGTACGTCTGCGGGAGCCACGAAACGTCGGTCATGGCGGCGAAGTCGGCGGGCCGCGCCTTGTAGACGAGCCTGAGTGTCTTCGCGTTCGTCGGGGGAGGAACGATGCGGATGAGGTATCGCCCGGTCGCCGTCCTCCCCTGATCCGAGTAGCCCATCGCAATGTTGGTGAACAGGCTCTTCAGCACGACGCCCTGCGTCTCAAGTGCGAGGCGCGAGATGCACCGCACGCGGATACGCACGTCTGGCTGGAGAAGGATCAGATCCTTCCCCGGCTCGAAGTCGGCCGGCATCTCAAACACGTCCTGATAGATCACGTAGGACGCGCCGGAGAGGTTGGCGGACCCGAAGTACGGCTGCGAAAGCGTGAGCGCTCCGGCGCCGGTGACGGCCGAGATGGGCCAGTCCTGATTGTTGTCGAGCCTGATCCGTCGGTTCGTCCAGCCCGTACTCCACGTCGTGCCGGCCCCCGTGACAGAGGCAGATCCAACGTTCACGGAGATGGTCCCTGTGGAGTACGAGGGGTTCAGGCTGAGGTTCGTTTCCTTGTAGGCCCACGGCCAGTCGTAGGCACCGTGGATCTCAAGGTGGGCCGTATTCAACGCCTGCGCGATCTCCATTCGGGGGATGGACGGGGCCGACCCCACCTTGCGCTGGACGTTAGCGATCATCGTCGCAAAGGTGCGGTCTGCCATCTCCTACCCCTTGGGGAAGACCGTCTTGAACGCCTCTGCGGCGACCTCGCGGTCCCCCTGCGCTGCCATCGCCTCGGTCGCGATGATGTAGAGGAGGCGGCGGCGGACCTTCGCCCGGCGAGCAGCGAGGGCGGACGGGTCGTCCCCCTCCTGCTTCGACATCTGCCTAGCCCACGAGCGCATGAGTTCTACCTTGGCGTCGTGCGTCTTCTGCATCCACGCGCGGAGGTCCGTCTGCTCCTGCAACGCACCGGGGATCTGCTCGAAGTTCCAGATCGGGTCGCGCTCTTCGATGCGCTCGACGGGCGGGACGTAGTCCTTCAGGTATGAGGTCGTGGCCTTGATCGCCACTTCCGCTGCGTTGTAAATCTGGGGTTCGGGCATCTTCCCTCCGGGCGGGCGGAAAGGGGAGGGGGCCACGGAGACCCCCTCCCCGGTTAGCTAAAATTGTCCTTTGAAGTTGATGAGGAACGGCTGGAGCGAGGAGGCCCCCGCATAAGCCGCCTGCGGGAGGATGGTCGTACCGGAATACTGCGAGGCGGCGGCGGAGCCGATCACGACGCCAGCCGCAGCCGGGGTCGCGGGGACGCCGACGGCGAGCGCCGTGCCGGAGCCGACGCCGAGCCCGAGGGCGAGGCCCTTGGTCTGGATGATCGTGTAGTAGCCGGCCGTGACCGTGCCGAGGGCGACTCCGCACGGAACGGTGGTCCCGGTGTTCACGATGACCTGATAGGGCCGGATGATGATGGCCACGTCGCCGTTGGTCGGGACCGCTTCGAGGGCGTTCTGGTCCTGCGGCTTCGAGGCGACGTTCGGGTCGACGGTCGAGAACGTGATGGTGGTCGTCGTGTTCGAGATGATCCGCCGAAGCGTGAACCCACCGCCGCCAGCCGTGGTGTTGGCGATGTAGAGGTAGTTCCCGACCTCAGCGTTCGCGGTGAGCCCGCCAGCCGCCCAGACGATCGTGTGGACCGAGGAGCCGGCCGCAGTCACGGTGGAGGCGGACGGGGTGGCGAACGACACGAACTGGCCAGCCGCGAAGCTGACGCCAGCCGCCGCCTTGACGTACATGAAGGAGTTCCCGCCGCCCGCAGAGGCGGGGCCGACGAGATCCCACTCGGCGCCGAGGTCGATCAGCGGGGTCGCGGAGTTGAAATACTTGCTCTCGTACCACGGCCAGAGCTTCGCGTTGGCGAGTCCGGCGGGAGAGATGTGCTCGGTGTAGTGGGCAATCTTGCTGAGACCCATCTGTTGTTCCTCCTATCCCTACGCTACTACGCGGTCCAGCCGTCGATCACGAAGTGGAACATCCGCGACGTGCAGCGAAGCAGGAGGCGCGAGGCGCAGAGACGGGTGTAGGCAAGCTGGTTGGGGTACGTGAGCGGCTCGGACCAATCGAAGAGCATCGAAGGGTCGGTGACGAAGTGGATGTAGTTGGTGTTCAGGCCGTACATACGGCCCGTGGGGCACTGGCGGTCCCAATACCACTTGATCCCCTGGTACTCCAGAGCGCGGAACGAGAGGTCGCCGGTCTTCGACTGAGAGTCGAGGTAGCGCGTCGTAGCGAGAAGGGTGCGGTTGTAATACTCAAGCGTCGCCTGATCCGAGAGGATGACGTTCGGGGAGTCGGTCATCCCGTCGGTGGCATTGTTGAATGCGGTGAGAACGAGATCCTGAGCCGTACCCTTGACGCCGTTCGCGGCGAAGGAGCCGGCGGAGGTGACCGCGGTGTTGCGCCAGAAGGGATTCGTGGCGGCGTCGAGCCCCTCAACGGTCCCCGTGGACGGGGTCGTGGAGATGAGGTTCGCGAGGCCGGTGATCGTGTTCCCGCCGTAGTTCGTCCCGTCGGAGTAGACCTCTCCATTGAGGACGGTAGCCATCGTGCGGGTCGCCTGCCGGAGGCGGCTCTCGGCGATGTTGAAGAGCGCGGCCTGCCCTCGGTTCTCGGCCATCTCCGTGCGGGCCATACCGACGGAGCCTCCGAGGTAGCGCCACTGAACCTGAATCGGCAGGGCAGTCTGAGAGACCTCCTGCGCGAAGGTGTCGGCGCCGACGAAGAACTTGACAGACGGGTTGGAGCCGTACTCCGCGATCCCCTGCCAAATGCGGCCACCGCTGGTGTCCTTCTTCCCGTAGTTGTCCATCAGAACCATGATGCCGGGGCGATACTCAAGGAAGTTCTTGCGAAGCTCCGTATCGTAGTTCTTGATGGTCGCCGTGAAGAAGGTGTCGTAGTTGATGGTTTCGGTCGGACCAGCCATTTACGGCCTCCGTGGCCCTCCCGCTACTGCGCGCGGAGGGTCAAAGTCGGGGGTCGAGCGTTCCGCCGGCCTTCACCCAAGCGTCCCTCATCGCATCCTGAAGCGACATGGAGCCCTCGTTTCGTCCGTTCGTCCCGCTGGACCCGGCCTGCGATGTAACGGGCGGGAGGCTCGCGCCCCTCGCTCGGAACTCTTCGATCGCCCGCTTCGCGTAGGCCCGCTTCTCAGCCTCGAACGATGCCTTCATGGTCTCGATCTGCTGTGCAAGCTGGGCTTTTTCGATGCGGTCGGCCAGACCCGCGAGGACATAGGGTGCGTACTGGAAGTTGTCGGCAGACGCCATCCGCTGAAGCACCGGGTCTTCGCGAAGGATGCTCGCGATCTCCGGCTCTTTCTCACGGACGAGCGGCTGAAGCTGGACCGCCTTGTCTAGGGCGGAACGCAGCGCGGCCTGCTGGCGCATTGGACCGACTTCCCGTTCGATTTCCTGCCTCACGAGGTCGGGGATGGCGTTCATGTCGCCAGCCTCCAACCTCTCGCGAATCTGGTCCTGCACCGTCTGCGAGGGGGTCTCTACGCCGCCGCTCTGGATTCTCTCCAGCGCAGCGTTGAAGATTCGCTCCCTCTCCGCCTGAAGCTGCTTCCGCTCTTCTGCTACGGCCTGCCACTTCTTTGTGTAGTCCGAGACGAACGGCGCCTCGATCTTCCTGCGGATCGCGTCGGGTGCCTTGCTGAAGTCGAGAGACTCCAGCCTCTTGAGGAACTCGGCGTCGCCAAACGGGTCGGGAGTTGCGGTCTCTACGGGCTTTGCGTCGTCCGCTTCGAGTTCCGCGAGAATGCTCCCTCCGGCCGACTGCACGTCTGCGGCTCCCGTCCCTGCGGCCGGGGCAACCGTCTGTGCGCCATCAGCTACGGCGTTCTCTGCCATTGGTTTACCTCCGTTATCAAGATACCACGTCGTCCGCGCTCATATTGATTTTGCGCGGCGTGACGGGTGGGATGTTGCCAGAGATTGTGTCGGCGTAGGCTTTCTCCATAGCCGCACGGAGCTTTGGGTCGTTTTCTGGGATCACGTCGGTAGGCTCGGAGAACGTCTCGAACCCCCTCCGGTGCTCCTCTACGGACACCTCCTCCAACCCCTTCTCTTTGAGCACCCGGCGCTTCTCGTCGCGGGACGAGATGTACCGCCCAAGCTGCTGGTCGTAGTAGCCATTCCAGTGAGGGTCAGGGCTCATAGCCGGCGGCTGGGAGAAGTACCGGGCGCACGGCTGCGTACAGCGCGGGCACCCGACGGGGTCAGGGTAGGGCCACTCAGAGACGGCAAACTGCCACTCGAAGTGAGCCCCGCAGGCGCGGCACCTGTATTCGACGGTAGGCATCTACATAGCTCCCGTTCCGGCGTTCGGAGTGCCGGGGTCGCCACGCATACCCTTCGCGGCCGGCTGACCGCCCGTGCCCGTGACCCCCTGCTGGAGGAACGCCTTGACCTCTGCCATGTCGTTGTTTGAAAGGTTGGACTGGAGGGCACGCGCGACCTGTTCGAGGAACTGTTCCGGCGCAACCTTCCCCTGCCGGAAAAGGACGGACGCTGCGGCGAGGTTCTTCAGCTCCATCTTGCCGTTGGCAAAAAGCTGGTCTACGCCTTCCCACGCAAAGACGTTGGCGAGGCGCTCCAGTGCAGGGTAGATCGACTTGCCCTCCTGCTGAAGGAATGGGACGACAGTCTGGAACATCTGGAGTTCCGCCTGCTTCTTCGTCTCGGTAGAGCGAGGCCCGGAAGAGCCCGCGTAGACCACGAAGTTGAACTCGCCCTGAATGGACTCGCGGTCGTACTTGAACCACTCCCCAAGGCCCTTGGCCGGCTCCCACTTGCGAGCCGCGCGCTCCACGGAAAGCGTCTTCTGCACCATGAGGAGGTGCTTCTCGCAGAACCAGCGGTAGAAGTCCGCGATAGCGTCGGCACGCTTGACGAGCTTCTGTTGCTTCGAGTCGTTGATCATCACGGCTTCGCGGGCGCTGCGCGTCTGCGGGAGCCCGCCACGGTCAGACGGGCCATAGCCGAGGATCTGGGAGATGTCCTGCTCGATCCCCTGTTTGCGGACGTAGTAGTCCTGCTGGGGCATGGGGTCAGGAAGCTGAACAACGAGCCGCGAGAGGTCAAGCTGCGCCGGGTTGCCGGTAGGCCCAACGAATGCGTCAAGCTCGTCTTTTTCGAGTAGGACTACTGAGTGCGCCCCAGACGTATCCGTAAAGTTCGCGACCTGATCCTCAGAGAGGAGGGAGGCCGGGGCAACGTGCTTGCGCCACCGATTCTGGTAGTAGCCATCCATCTGCTTTTCGATGGAGTTCAGGCGCTCAAGCTGGCGGCGGACGAGCGATACCTCAGCCTTCGGGTAGAACCCCTTCGGGTTGGGGTGCATCGCCATGATCGTGACGGGGAAGAGGTCGCGCGGCCCGATCTGGAACTTACAGGGCCACTTCTTCTCTCCGAGGATGTGGTTCCCCGAGTCGGTCATGTAGATGATCTTCTGGTTCGGCTTGTCCCAGATTTCCCAGACGCAGATCGTCTTGAAGCTCGGGTCCGTCTCCGTGGCCTTGGCGGACAGCCGCCCGCCTGAATACTTACCGTCCTTCTCGCTCCTCGTCGTCTGTGACGCCTCCTGGAGGCTGTCGAGCCTCTCGGGCAGGCGGAAGCCCGGATCGTCCTGGAGGGCCGCCACGGTGGGGTAGAACGCGATGGCGACCCACCCGTGGTCCGACAGGTCGAGGCGCGTCCCCTTCGGGTCGAAGAGGATGTCTTTCGGGTGGATGCGGCAGACCTCGTAGTTCTGCGACTTCGGGATGACGGACACCTCGTCCTCTCCGACGAGGCCCTCCTGAACGAGGGGGTCATCGGCAGGGAACCGCACGTACCCCTGGTCCGTCTTGATGACCTCGATCCCGGCCCCGTAGCCGTAGACGAACGTGTCGAGCAGCATGAGGCCGCCCGTGGACTTGAGGTCCATGTCCTTCACGTCCGTACGGATGATGTCCGTTAGGCGGCGTGCGACGTCCGGCTCCGCCTGAAACTTGGACTCCACGTAGAAGTCCGGGTCTTGGACGTAGATCGCCGTCTCAAGGGCCTTGAACAGGCCCCAGCCGTAGGCGAGGTCAGCCTGATCCTCGTTGTCGCCGTCCGGGCCGATCCCAAAGATCAGTTTCTCGTTAGAGAGCCACGCCTTCGAGTTTTCTTCCTGATGGCGCTTCCCGCGCTCCATCCGTGCGGACCATACGGTTCTGAGCTTGAGGTCGTCCTCGCTCGGTTCCGCCTTCTTACGGGCCATTAGGCGATCCTCCTGCCGAACACGTCTTTGAAGGTGAGCACGCGCCCGACCTCCTCCGTGTCTTCTTTCCCCTTGGTCTGGTCCATGTACGAACCGTCGCGGCCCACGCGCGGGGCGGAGACGCCCGTGTCACACATCCCCATCGCATCCACGAAGTCCTTGAACCTCGAAGCCTGCCCTCTGACGAGTTCGTTCTTGATCTCTGCCCGGATAGACGGGGCGATGTCGTCCGCGAGAATGATGGTCCCGCGCTCGAACCGCGGGCGAAGGCGCTCCGCACGCTCGTACTTGCTTCGGGTGGAGTAATCCACGGGGACATAGTGGATTCGTAGCCTTACCGGCTTCCCTGCGGCCTCTGATCTCCGGGCCTCCTCAATCTGGACGGCAAGCCTGAAGTAGCTCATGTGGCTGTCTTCCATGAAGATAGGCCACTCAGGGTACTCGTCCTGAATCCGGAACATCTCCTCCATAAACTGCTGCGTCGTCCACTCGCGCGAACCGCGAGCGTCTACCACGTACATCTTCGCGTAGCGGTCGAAACCGGCCGCGACAATCGCCGAGTAGCAAGAGTGCGCCCGTGCTTCCGTGTGGAAGCTAGGGTCAACGCAGATACGCCCCTGCCGCAGGGCCGGGAAGGTCTCCCTGCGCTGCCAGCGGATGTCCTCCTCGTTCACGAACCCCGTATTCCCGACCGGGTCGAGAAGGTAGTTCGCGTGGTACTCGCGAACGCTCATCTGCCCGCGAAGCCTGTCAAGCTCTTCGATGGGGTACTTCGTCGGCCAGAAGGAGTTCCCCTCCTCGTCGATAGCCGGCATGACCACGGTATTCCAGTCCGACACGTAGTCCGGGTCTTCAACCTTCTTCGCGGCCTCTTCGCGAAGAATCGTCCCGCGCACATCCCCGTCGTGCCACGGGGTACACGTCATCGTGATCTTCGGGCGCTTCCCGTCTTTGTCTCGCGTGCCGAGGATCGGGAACATGAGGCGCCAGTAGTCCAGCGTCTTCGCCATCTGGGCCGGCGACGACGTGTTTTCCTTGTTGTTCAGGTCGTCTATGAGGCTCTCGTCGGCGTGGAAGCCCGTAGAGACGCGCCGGAGCGACCCGATGAAGATGGATGGCTCAACCGCTGTCGGAAGCTCACCGCGCTCGATACGCGGGGCGATGTTCAGCCCATCTTCCACCTTGGAGCCCGGAGACTCGTTCGTGCGGTTCGCCCAGAGCGTCCCAAAGTCCTCGTTCATCCGGCCGCCGCGCCCGCCGTACCGCATGAGGTTGCCGACGGCGCCCATCGTCATCCGCGCGAGGGAGAGGTTCGCGGACGACAGCATGATCCGGTGGTACGGGTTGTCGTAGAGATAGAGGCGCCGGTAGAACTTCCACGGGATCGCCGCGCGCGAGATGGACGTCTTGTAGGAGCCACGCGGGACGACCAGCATCGTGTAGGGGTGCTCGTCGTCCTCCTCGGCCGCCTGAAGCGCCTCGCACATCCTACGGTGCGGCTTCTCTTCGAGGTCCAGCCCCGCGTAGGTGATGCAGAAGAAAAACAGATCCCCCAGCGCCTCCTTCGCATCGCGAGAGAGCTTGCGATCCGAGGCGGCGATGAGGTCTTTACTCAGGAGGGGCTCCCGTCGAGGAATCCGGCAGTCACGACAGGGACTCCGTCGGAGTTGCGCTCAACGACCTGGGAAGGCTGGCGCTGCGGCGCGACAGGCATCCCAGCCTCCCTCTGCCGGAGGAGTTCCAGCGGCCCCGGCGTAAGCTGCGGCCCCTGCTGCGACACGGGGGATGTCGACATCTGCACGGTGTAGCCAGTACTAACACCAACGCCGCCAGGAGGCGCAGCGTCCACCCACCTGACCACAGGCTGCTGGCGGGCGCACACCTCGATCTCGGCGCTGCCGAGCGGGATGTATCTCGTCTTCTCAATGAGGGGGGGCGGGCCGTCCAGCGAGACCACAACGAGACATCCGTGCTCGATACGGGTCGATTCGCAATGGATGATCTCTACCTTCCTGCCGCGCGTCACGCGGACGAGGACCGAGTAGACCTCGGGCTGTACGGGCTTGGCCCTGCGCGTGTACTTGCGCTTCGCGGGGGCCGTCGCGGAGGTGTCCTGCGTCACTTCTGCGCCTGCTTCCTCTCTCCGGTCGTCATATCGCCTCCGTTACGTCGTGGAATCAGTGATGAGCCCGAGGGTCGCGAGCGCCGTCAGGAGTGATGCGAGCGCCGCGTTCCCGCCCTTGCTCCCCGTGACGGTGGGTTTCGCCGCCGGGGCCGCGCCGTAGAAGCTGAGGAGCGCCTCGGTCGGCGTCCCCTCGTCGTCGATGTAGGCGGAGATCGCCGAGAACGCATTGGCGCCATCGTTCCATCCGATTTGGAGATGGTTGGAGGAGTCCTTCCCGATGAGCCACTTTCTGCCCCCGCGGTCGCTGAATAGGAGCGCGCCCTCTGTCGCCGTCGTGCTGCCGGTGTCGACGTTGAGATAGATCGAATGGTCGGCGTCGTTGAAGAAGTCGAGCCGCATATCGCCGCCCGAACGGCATCGCATGAACGGCTGGACCGCGAGCCCGAGCGTCGATCCGTCGAGCATCGTCGTCTGGAAAGGGTCAGGGTACGACGGGTCGAGTTTCCGGAAGTCGATCCCGACATCCTTCACGCACGAGAGGCCGATGCCGGCCTGCCACCATTTCGCCGCGTTCGTGAACGATCCGGCGAACGTGGTGAGAGCGGCGTTCCCGTACATGGCGGTCGCCGCGTGGAGCGTCAGCTCTAGCCCGTTCGTGCGGATCTTCTTCGTTGAGTTGTAGTCCTCAAACCAGTCGGACGCCACGGTCCCGGCGGTCGCCGCGTTGCAGACCTCCAGCTCTGCGGAGACGAGGTGAATCCCGTACTGCGTCCCGCCGCCGAGAGTCGTCTTTCCGGTCGTCGGGTTCGGGCTGGAACCCGCGTTCTGGATGACGACGCAGTTGATGCCCCAGAGGTTCGCGTCCCGGATGTAGGTGTTATTCACGAAAGCCTGGACGCCGATGTTCGTGTCGGTCGCTCCGGGGCTCTGGTAGTGCGGGGCCGCGCCGCAGTCGATTCGGATTCCGGCGGTCTCCCCGATGGCGAGCGAGGTCTGCTGGGCGTGGATCTCGATGGGGGAGACGGTCGGAACGCTGGGGACGGAGGCGGACGCGAGGAAGCGCCCGCGCACGTCGAGGTGCGCCTCTGGGGCCGTGGTGTTCACGCCGACGAAGCCGGACGAGTTGCTGACCGCAAGTCGCGTGGCCCCCGCGTTCGTGTCCCGGATCTCAAGCCCGTCGATCGTGTTCCCCACCGAGACGAGGAACTCGCTCGACTTCGCGTTGCAGCCCATCTTGAGCGCCGCGTAGCCGCCGGTCCCGAGCCCTTGGAGGTAGACCGCCGCGCGCTCCCCGGCTCCCGCGACCACCTCTGACGTGACCTGTACGGCGCAGTCCCCGGTGTCGATGAGCCCCTTCTTCGCCTCGACGACGAGCTGGCCGTTGTAGACGTTCATCCCGTGGTAGGCATTAGTCGTCCCGTCGCCCTTGCATCCGAGAATCTTCGTCGGGCTCCCGAGCGCCGTCGGAACCGAGATGAAGAACTCCTGCGTGTAGGGCGAGGCCGGGATAGGGCCGGCGTTCCACACCGGGTGGTCCCACGAGTACGACAGCCTCCCAGAGCTTTCGGGGAGGAGTTTCCCCTGGTCCGTGCCGTCGGGCGCGTGCCCCATCATCACCGAAACGGTGCGCCTCTGCCCGTAGATAGACAGGTTCGCGTTCGCGCCGAACATCGCGACGACGCGCTCTTCTGGAGAACCGCCCGCCCCGATGTTCGCGACGACATGGAGCGGGGCGCTCGGCGGCTGGTTGCCGGCAAAGTAGCGTCTATAGTTGAGAAAGACCCCTACGTTTTCCGTGGGCGACCCCACCTCCGGGATCGCATACAGTTTCTGTGACGCGGTCAGCGGCGTCGAGTGGCCCGTCGTGAAGACGATGTTGCCCTGGTCGCCTCCGCCCACAACATTCGGCCACATATCCACGCCGGTCCCACCTCTCGTGACCGGCAGCGTCCCGGACGTGATGTCGGCCGCCGCGTGCGCGTGGGAGACAGCGGCGCCGCCCGCGAGAGCGAGCACCTGCGCCCCCGTCAGCTCCTCCACGTTACCCGCGCCTGCCGACACGCGCCCGAGGATGCGGCTCGTCGCGGACGTGATGTCCCCGGCCGCGTGGTTGTGCGATGCCGCAGCGCCGCCGATGGCAACAGCCGTAACTTCCGGAGCCAGCTTGGCGAGCGTCACCGACCCGTCAAGGATTGTCCCGCTGAATGCTGCCTCGGCGATACTGTCGCCAAAGAAGATGCAGTCGGTAAGGCGCAGGCTGGAATCCTGAAGGTACGGGATTGCCACTACTCCACCCCTGCCGACTAGAACTCTGGCGACGCGAACGCGGTGGCGCGCGACGGGCGAACGAACCCGCCATTCGCCCCGGGAACCGGCCCGACCGCAGACGTGAATAGCCCGCTGTTTGCGGTCACGTTGGCCCTCCAGAACCGGACACCTGGGACGAGATCCTTCGCGGCCGGCGCCGTGAGCGCAGAGGTGAAATCAACCCACTCCACGTTGTCGTGGCTCCCCTGGATCTTGTACGTTGCCGTCCCCGTGAACGTGCAGATCATCACTGGCGGGAACCCCGCGACGACGGACGGCGAGATGTCGATACTCGCCCCCACCCCCGTTCCGGATGCCCCCTGGTGCGAGTAGACCGGCGTGTAGTCAGTCGGAAATCCCACTTATGCCTCCTTAGCTAGCGACGTATAATGAGAACGGCCCGGAGCGGCGGTACGAACGCCACGACCGAGCCTGACCAGCGAACCTTGTAGGAGGCTCACATGGCTAACGTCAAGCTTAACAGCGTCCCGGTCGTACAGCGATTCATGTCTAAGGTTTCCGTTGGGGATGAGTGTTGGGTCTGGACTGCGGGCCGGTTCACGAATGGGTACGGCGCGTTCTCCCTCAAAGGCAGGCTTCACCGGGCGCACCGCATGGCATTCCTTCTTTTCAGCGGCGATATCCCCACCGGCCTCTGCGTCTGCCACCGCTGCGACCGCCCAGAATGCGTTAACCCGGCGCATCTGTTCCTCGGCACAAGCGCCGACAATACCGCAGACATGGTCGCGAAACGTCGCCATGCTGCTGGCGCCAGAAACGGGATGGCGAAGCTGACCGAAGATGACGTTCGGGAAATCCGGGCGTGCGTACAAGAAGGCGACTCCCAGTCCCACGTTGCCAAGCGTTTCGGCGTCAGCGCGTGCCTTGTCGGGCTGATCGTCCGCCGCAAAAGCTGGCCTAACGTGGAGTGAGGCCACTCTACTTCTCCTTGTCGTACAGCTTGTTCAGAGGAACGTTGACCGGGATGCCGGCGCGCTTCGCCACGAACTCGGCGTAGTGGCGAGAGCGGTTCCCGTCTGCGTCGGG